AGTGTGGGTGCTTCCTTTAGTGAATGAAGATCCTGAAAATGTTGTAGGTTTATTGCCTGTAAAATATAGCCTTACATCAGCACAATATGCTTTGATTGCTCGTAATCCATTACCTGCAAAAGCTGAAATGTTCATGACCGTTAATATTGCGACTAAAAAAGTTGCCTTTGACCGTTTTGAAAATGTTGAAGCGGTTGATGTGGCTGCATAATGAAGCCTGAAGATAATTCAAACCTCTCAAGTGTATTTGAGTCTTACAATAAAAGTTTACTTGAGAAATTGAATGAACAGACAAAAGCAACAAATAAAGTCTATGACGAATTAAAGAAATTTAATGAGCGCATTGATAAAGATAAACAGGAACAAGAGCAACTTGAAAAGAAAAAGCAAGATGAAAATCAAGAGAAGAAACAAGATTCTGATGAAATTCTAGAAGAATTGAAAAATCTATCTAAGCTGACAGAAGAAAACGGCAAGCAAACCGAGACTGATGAAAAAATAGCAAAGATAGTTACCAAAGTTGAAAAAGATTACGATTTGTACCATATGCAGGCAAATGTCATTACTTTTTACGGAGTGATTGTCATTCCTGGTCTCCTTTTATTTTTCTTTATAAACCATTTACTAAAACAATTTGTATTCTAAAAACTTGTCTATGGGTAAAGACGTTAAACTATACCTAAAAAAAAACAATTTTGGAGGATTTTTCTATGATTACAGCTGACCTTTTAGCACCTGTTAAGGACGCAGTTTTGCAGGCAGTTCCGTCTATCTTGCCAGTTGGTGCCGCTGTGTTAGGAGCGAGCCTTGCTGTTCGCTTTGCAGTATCAACGCTCAAGAAATTCTTTTAATCAAAAGCACTCGAAAGGGTGCTTTTTTTGATAAGGAGCAAAATGAAAAAAATTATTAAAAAAATAGCAGTTTGTTTTTGTATTGTAGTTTTGATTTTTACGACTTCTAGACCTAGAACTGTAAAAGCTGAAGCGCTGACTTTGGGTGGCGGTTTGACTTATTTAGCAGGGGCAGGAGCCAGCGCGGCTTCTTTGCCTATTCTTATAATTGGACTTGCTGCCGTTTTGCTTTTAGGTCTTGTGGTCACGAATTGGGACGATATAGCAGCCTTTGGAAATGCGGTGGCTGATGAGTTGAGACTCGCAGGATATGCCTTGTCTAGTTTCGTAAATGGAACGTCTGTAAAAATTGATAATACGTTTAAAAGCGCTGTTTTGAAAGCATATAGCAAAACAGGGACAACCATGACAAAATACTATCCAACTACTGATTATTCAGGTGGTACGTTTGTTAAAACAGGTTTATTAAATACTAAAGACAGATTAGACGCTTCGGTATATCTTGAATATCTAGACCATGATTTCCCTTATTCGGATAATGTGGTTAATAATATTTACGGTAAATCAAATATATTTCTGAGTACGGCTCCTCCATCATCTTGGAAAAGCTTAAATAGTTCCTATACTGGAGTAAATCAGTATGTTTTAAGTTCAATTACAGTTATTGCGTCATTTGAGCCGACGACGGCAAAAGTTGCTTTTTTTAACTTGATAAATTTGGGAACACAAAAAGAGGTCAGAGACGCAAATGGAAATTTGACTAAATTGATTTTGACGATTACAGCGCAAGAGGTTGCTGATTTCACTTCAGGAGGTGAGCATGTCACCGAGTTTGCGACAGCTTTGGCAACGGATAAGCCTGTGACAATTACAGATGTGTCTATTCCTGAATTGGGTATAGGGAGCGTTAGGGAGGAGATAAGTACAGCGAATATGATGCAAAATGCTATGACAGTAAAAACTGCAGAACAGTATATAAATGTTGCGTTTCCTGAAGCGTCAACAACTGTGACATTTAATAGTCAAGCAGCTGCTATAGGGGCAACGTTGCCACAAATTGGCACGTTATCAGATTATGCTCTTACAGGGGCGCAGACAGATGAACTTGCAAGGGTTAGAGCAGGAACAGCGACAGGATCATTAACAGGGGCGCAGACGGCAACAGGAACGCTTGTGGGAGCAGGAACAGGCTGGCTTGATAAGATATTAGATTTTCTAAAAAAATTGTTAAACGCTATTTTGAGCATACCAGGAGCAATTTTAGATGGACTAAAAGCGCTTTGGGATTGGCTTGCTAAAATCTTACAAGCTATTCTTGCTATTCCTGGGGGAATTATAGGGATTTTAAGTAAGATATGGGAATTTCTTCAAACTCTCTCAAAAGTGATTGCTGACGCTATTACAGGGGCTATAACGTGGACATTCTCTATTGATGAAACATGGCTAAGAGGACGCTTGAGCAGTTTAAATGACACTTTCAGGAGAAAATTCCCTGTGATGGTTCCTTTAAGGTATGATTTTAATGATAAGGACACAATAAGTGATATGAGTGTAAATATTTTGGGTTCTAACTATGTGATATTAAACGGAGCAACAGCAACTAAATTGGCTTCGCCAATTAAGATGGTGTTTAGAGCCTTAGCTTATGTTTTGATGGCTTTATTCTTTGCTAGAAAGTTCCATAAAGTGGCGGAGGATTAAAATGGTTCAAGGGATTTTAAGTGTTTGTTTTAAAATTTTAGAGTGGTTGATAGGCTTATTTCCGTCATTTGAGTTCGTTAATAATTTTGTATCAGCGTTAAATGCGGTATCTAATATTTTATATGAGGCGTCGCCATTTGTGCCTTTTAGAGATATTTTTATCTGTATAGGGTTGATATCTACTTTTTATGTTTCGCTTTTCGGTACGAAATGTATAAATTGGCTTATACATCGAATACCGTTTATTAATTAAAAAAATAAGAAAGGGTAGGCATGATAAAACGGAAAGCCCGCATTTGCGGGCGCCCGTTTTATCTGTTTAGCATTGGTTATTGTTTATGAGAAAAAAAGGTATTCGAGGAAAGCAATTTGAGGTGCTTTCGGAAAAGCCTGCATATTTGAAGATTTTTAGCTTTATAGGCGCTTTGTCTTATGATTTGTATCATCGTATCAAGAACGGAAAAGAATTTAGAGAATACGGTCTGACCTTGTATTGTGGTCGTCAGGGTGGAGGAAAAACAATGGCGATGACTGAATATCTTGAACGTATGAGGAAGAAGTATCCTGAAGCGATTATTTGCACGAATTTCGGCTATATTCATGAGCATGTAAGCATGAATAGCTGGCAACAGCTTTTTGAGCTGAGAAACGGCTTAAAAGGGGTTATATTTGCCATCGATGAGATACAAAATGAATATAACTCAAGCGCTTGGCAAAAATTCCCTGAAGGCTTGCTGGCAGAGATTACTCAGCAACGGAAACAGCGGATTAAAATTGTCGGTACAAGTCAGGTCTTTACACGTGTAGTTAAGCAGCTAAGGGAACAGACATTCGAGGTTGTCGAGTGTCGAACGATTGGCGGACGGTGGACTTTTACTAGGGCTTTCGATGCGGAAGATTACAACGCAGTTTGTGAACGCCCTGAAGCAAAAATGAAGCTTCGTCGATTGTGGCGAAGAAGTTTCGTCCAATCGAAAGAACTTAGAGAAAAATATGACACTTATGCCAAAATTCAAAAGATGGCTGAAGCGGTAAATAAGGGCTAAAAAAAGGGGCTGAAAGCCCCTTGAGAAAGCCCCCGGAGGGGGGTTTCTTCTTATCTTGATACATATAGAAATAACAAGATTTTAAAAATCAGGCATAAAAACAGGCCTAAACCCTTGATATTACTGACTTTTTAGGCACAAAAAAAGCCTTGTTTTTTGTGAAAGCTTTTGATATAATTTAGGTGTTCAATCAAAATCATAAAAAGCTAGGAAAATTGCAAGGACTTTTTTCTATATTTCTTTGTAATTACAGGTAAATTATAACATGACAGAAGTCAAAAATCAAGTATTTCAGGATATATCAAAGACTGGAAAAGATAGAAAATGGAGAGAACGCAAATTAAAAAATATTGAGCTGGCAGGACAGTTAGATATTTTGGGTTATCGTTCATTTGAGCGAGTATATCAATGCGCTGAAGTTCTAAAATTTGTTGAGCAGTCTGACGGAACGAAGAAACTATATCAGTCTTATTTCTGCAAAAATAAACTGTGTGCTCTGTGCAACTGGAGAAGGTCGATGAAGTACTCATATCAAGCAAGTAAAATTGTTGAAGAAGCTATGACTAGGCAACCGAAAGGGCGCTTCCTATTCTTGACTTTGACCGTTAAAAATGTGACAGGTCAAGAACTCAATAAATCCATGACAGATATTCTTATAGGGTTTAATAGGCTGATGAAGTATAAAAAAGTCGATAAAAACTTAATCGGATTTTTAAGAGCGACAGAGGTTACTTATTCCAAAGAATTAGACAGCTATCATCCTCATCTGCACGTTTTACTAATGGTTAAGCCAGGCTATTTCAGGTCAAAAGCTGACTATTTAAAACAGGAGGAATGGACGGAACTTTGGCAGAAAGCTATGAAGCTAGATTATACTCCTATGGTAGATATTCGAGCGGTAAAAGCCGATAAAGGTAAAGGCTTGAAAGGTGCTATTTTGGAGACTGCAAAATATCCTGTAAAACCGTTTGATGTGACTGATGAAAAAACGGATTTTACAGATCAGGAGAAATTGCAGATAGTAGATGATATGCTGACAGGATTGCACCGAAAAAGACAAATTGGCTTTGGTAAGCTGTTTAAGGAAATCAAAAAAGACCTGGATTTTGATGATTTAGAAGATGGTAACCTTGTTCAAACTGGAGAGGATAAGGACGGCACTTCTTCAGGTCGTGAAATTGTAGCAATATGGAACTGGGAACGTAAAAATTATTATTTAAAGTAAAACAAAACAGAATAATGTGGTATAATTGAGTTATAAAATGTAATGCAATAGCACACCAAAGCCCCAGAGGATGGCAGTCCTCTAGGGCTTTTTTTACGTTCTTTTCAGATTAACGGGTATCTTGGGCTAGCTTCGGTCTTTGTCCTTGCTATCTAACCACTTGCAGATGTAGTGTGCAGCTACTTCTGCCATAATAGCAAGTAAGACGTCAAAAATGTAATGCAATAAACTCACCTCCTTTCACGAACCAAATCAAAGGTTCGCAATCGGTTACCGAGAGCGATACTAGTATAACAAAAAAAAGAAAAAGATGTAATAGATTGAAAAATAAAATTAGTTAATCGTTTTATGTCGCGAAAGTTCATTGGACAGTAAGCAGGGACAGATTAAACTTGAAATCGTGTTGGTGGGGCATTAGACCGACCGACAGACGATTTTAAAAGTTTAGTCCCTGGCT